CGCTGTGCGCGGCCTGGTGACCGGTGTGGCCTCGCCGGAGTCGAAGGTCAAGTAAGGGCGGATGCCCTGGCGTTCAGCCCCTACATTTCACACCCAGGAATTCCACCATGACGCTCGCCGCCACCTCTCGCCTCGCTGGTCCGTTTGACGGGACCGGCGCGCTGGTGAACTACCCGTTCACGTTCAAGGTATTCGCCGCCGCCGACGTCGAGGTCACGCTGCGCGACTCCACCGGGCTGGAGCAGGTCGCGGTTGACGGGTCCACGTGCCTCGTCACAGTCAACGCGGATCAGGACGGCTCGCCTGGCGGGTACGTCCGTTACGCGGTCGGCGGCGTGGCCACCGCGTTGCCTTCCGGCACTTCGTTGACCATCACCGGCGCGGGCCTTGCGTACACGCAGACGGCCGACCTGCCGGCGGCCGGCAACTTCAACCCAACGACGGTGGAGAATGCGCTCGATCGCAACACGATGCTGGTCCAGCTTATCCGCGACGAGGTGGCGCGGGCGCTGCAGGTATCGGTCTCAACGCCGGCCGGCTTCAACGCCACGTTGCCAGTGCCTTCTGCGGGCCAGATCCTTGGGTGGAACGGTGCGGGCACCGGGTTCGCGAACTACCCGGTCGGGACCGCCGAGGGCAGCGCGTTAGCCATCGCGCTGGCGGACACCACCACCGCGGCGAAGGGGGACGCGCTGGTCGGCTACGGTGGCATCGTTTCCACCTACAACGGGGTGCTCACGCGCCACGCTTCCCTGGCAGCAGCGGTGTCGTTTATCGGCGCCACCAGGTGCACGGTGATTGTCAGCAAAGACACCACGATGGCCGCGAGCGCCACGTTCCCGGCGACGTCGACGTTGAAGATCGTCAACCGCGCGCAGATCACCACCACGGGGTTCACGCTCACGATCAACGGGCACTTCAAGTGCCCGCCGGTTCAATGCTTCGCGGGCACGGGTGCGGTAGTGATGGCGCGCAGCGCACCGGCCACTGTCTACTGCGAATGGTGGGGCGCCGTTGCCGACGACACCACGGACAGCAAGGCCGCAATGCAGGCGGCCTCCGATGCGCTGACGTTGACCGGAGACTCCGGCCGCGGGATGCGCATCGACTTCTTGTCCGGGATCTACAAGATCGGCGGGCCTGTACTGTGGCCCAACGGCATTACGCTAAGCGGCGCCGGCCGCCAGCAAACAACCATCAGGCCGACCGCTGGGTTCTCCGGCGGCAGTACGATGTTCGGGGACAAGGGCAATGGTTCGAAGATTTTCATGCGGCACTTCCGCATCGAAGCCTTCGCAGTTGCGGCTGTCACCGACGTCATCAAGCTGGGCTACGGGGGCACAGGCCCGTTGGCACAATGCGAGCTGTACGACCTTTACGTCGCGTGGAGTTATGCAGGCGGGCCTGCAGTGGCCGCGGGGACGAAGTGCATCAACATCACCACCAACGTTGCCTCGTTGACGGAGATCGAAGCCGGGTACGCTGCCCGCAGCTTCAACGAGGGCGCCAACAGTGGGACCACTTGCTACACCAGGTGCTTCTCGATTGCAGGCGACGTGCGTGGGGGTCTACTGCACTGCCGAAACGTTGATCGATGGGCTGATCTACTCGCAGAGCAACAGCGCGACAACAAACCCCTACGCAATCGAGGTGGCCGCTACCGGGCACCTGGACATGCTCGGCTTCAGGCACTTCAACGGTGGTGGTGCGTCGACGTTGACGAAAGTCGTCCAAGACAACCGTTCTGGCTACCCGGCAAGCTGGGGTGACAACGCTTCCGCGCAGCGACGCATCTCGTACCTCGGCAAGGACCTGTTCCTCGCCGACGGCATGTACATGAAGGACCACAAGCGGCAGTCGTTCAAGATCCGCTTCGTCAATACGGGCGGCACCCTGCAACACCGCATTACTGCAGTCGCGAACACGTCGGCGTCGAGTTTCGTCGATCGCATCAGTGGGGCCAGCGCGACGCTCACGAACACCCCAACGGGGGCGGACGGGAGCACTGCGTTTGCGACCGGGGTGAAGGTCGGGTCGGGAAACACCAACGCCCTCTGGTTCAACACACTGTCGCAGGATGAGACGCGCTTCTCGTGCAACGCTGTCATCGTGTTCAACAGCAGCAGCGTCGCGTTGACCGTCATCGCGTTGCCGTCCTCGATAAACATCAACGGTGTGACCCGAACCTACTTCGGGCTGTTCCTCCGGCGCGGCCTATAACCTGACAACGTTAGGGTCTGGGCTGATTATCGATGTCGTCGTGGAGGGGTTCATCAATTGAGCGAGTTCACCGACACCGACCACGACGACCTGGCCAACAAGATCGTCGACAAGCTGGTCGAGCGCATGTCCGACGAGGAGACGGTGGAGACAATCATCGCGGTATGGAGCAAGCAGTTCGACCAGACGCTGGGCCGCGGGCTGCGCAGAATCTTATTCGCGTTGCTGCTGGTCATCGGCGGCGCGCTGGCCGTCAAGTTCGACATCATCACCTGGCTGGGGCCCAAATGAGTCCACTCCTTGCAAAGCAATTCAAGTTCACGCGGATGCTGCCGCGCCTGTTCGACAAGGCGCACGAGCTGGGTTTCGAGGCCACCGAGGGCGACGGATTCCGCGACCCTCGGGCCTTCGGTGAGCTCGGCGCCAGGGGCCCCTACGGGCACCCGAAGAGCGGGCACAAACAGAAGCTCGCCTTCGACATCAACCTGTTCAAGGTCAACGCCGACGGCAGCGTGACCTACTGCAGCAAGACCGAAGACCACCGTCCTCTGGGAGAATGGTGGGAGTCACAAGGCGGCACCTGGGGCGGCCGCTTTGAAGACGGCAACCACTACAGCCTCGAGCACGAAGGAATCAAGTGAACTTCTTCCAATTCATCATGGCTCGTCTAGGCGAGCGCAGCACCTGGCGCGGCCTGGTCGACGCCGCAATGGCGTGCGGGCTGGTGCTCAACCCCGACCAGATCGAAGCGATCCTCACCGCGGGCGTCAGCCTGCGCGCGGCCATCGCTGTGTTCCTGCCGGACCAGACCGTCAAGGCGGCCGCGGTCACCGTCGAGAAGGCGCGGGAGTCGCAGCTGTGAGGCGCCTCATCGCCGCCTGCATGGCCCTCCTGCTGGCCGCCTGCGCAGCGGTGAGCTCGCCCCCGGCGCCTTCCGCGGTGCTGGTGACGGTGGCGTCGAGCCTGGGCTCGTTCGACGAGCAGGTCGGCCAGGCGGCTTTCGCCGGCCGCATCAGCGCCACCAAGGCCACCGCGCTGCTGGACGAGTCTGCGCGCATCCGGGCGCAGATGAACGACGCGCGTGCGCTGCTGCGCAGCTGCGTGCCCGACAAACCGTGCGAGGCCTTCGACACTTCGCTACGCGCGATCAACGACCGTCTGCTAGAGGCCCAGTGTCGCCGACGGCAAGCCGAGGCCAAGCTGCCCGAGGATGTCTGCAAGCTACCCGTGAGGACTGCATCATGAACGCACTCGACACTCTGGCCGGTCTTACCAGCGCGGCGCTGGCCATCACCGACCTGATGAAGGCCGCCCAGCAGCTCGGCCGCGAGCCGACGGAAGCGGAAATCGACGCAGCCCTGGCCGAAAGCGCCGACAAGCACATGCGGGCGCGACAACTGGTGGAGATTGCGCGCCAACGCGAGGCTGCGGCGCCTACCGGCTGAAGTAGGGCCGCCCCGTCGTTGCAGGCTGCGGTTTCGCAGCCTGTTTCGTTTGGGCGTCCGGGTCCTCGAGTGGCACGATGTCCTTCTTGCGGAAGCACGCCGAGCACCCCGCCGGGAAGCGGATGGGGCGGCCGAGCAACCAGTCGTAGAAGGGTTCGAGGCCGGTGCACGACCAACGGTCGGCCTCGCACGTGCACTGCCTGTCGCAGCTAACCTGTTTGCCGATGTTGGCCGGGATGTCGTCGTTGATGACGACGCAATGGTCGCCAGGCTTTGCGGGTCTCATCGTTTGCTCCTCATGTAGTCGAGCAGCAGGTCCTGCACCTTGCGCTTGCTGGCGCGCCGAGCCGCCACCACGGTGTCGATTGTGCCGCGGGCGACGATGTAGTGAACGAACACCGCGCGCTCGTGGCCCGACTGCATCTGCCTCATGGGCCCAATGCGCTCGATGATCTGGTCGTGCTGCTCAAGGTCCCACCACTGGCCGAAGAAGACGAGGATGTTGCCCCCGTCCTGTAGGTTGAGACCATGCCCCGCCGAAGCAGGATGCGCAAAGAGTAGAGGAACACGCCCGGCGTTCCACTCTTGCACCACGTGAGGGTCATCGCCCAGGCGCCGGCCTTTAGGGAAAGCACGTTGGAGCCTTGCCAGGTCGCTCTTGAAATGGTAGGCAACGAGCACCGGTGCGCCGGCCGCTTCGTTGATGACTGACTCCAGGGCGTCCAGCTTCGCATCGTGCACCTCGACGAAGGTACCCTTCGCGTAACGCTCAGGGTCTAGGTAGACGGCCCCGTTGGCCATCTGCAAACACTTGATCGTCAACGCCGCAGCGTTGACCGCTTCCACCTCGCCGCCGACGAGCTGCGTGTACATCTCGTCCTCGAGCTCTTTGTACCGGGCCTTCACCGAGTCCGGCATATCGACTTCGATGACGTTGACGATGGGGTCCTTCAGGTCGAACCAGTCCTTGGGGTCGATCGTGAGCGTGCAGTCCTTCAGGCGCTCCTGGATCTGCGCTTGCGTGTGCTCCATAGGCACCCAGTTAGCACCGTACTCCGTCTTGATCGGGCGGAACCACCGCTCCTGGAAGGCGGTGAAGGTACGGCCCAGACGCTGGCCGCCGTCGACAAACCACTGCTGGCCCCACAGGTCGACCAGGCCGTTAGGCGACGGCGTGCCGGTGAGGTTGAGCCACTTGGTCACCTCTGTGTGCGCCAGCTTACCCAGGGTCTGGGCGCGCACGCCACCCTGGCGCGTGCGGAAGCTCTTCAGGCGCGTGCTCTCGTCGGGGACCACGCGTTTGAAGGGCCAGGGCTTCTTGTTGTCGGCGTACCACTCGTGCAGCCAGACCAGGTTGTCGTAGTTCGTGCAGACCACCGGCGCGTTGGAGTTGAGCGCGGCCGCACGCATGTCGCTCACGCCGCACGCCACCGCGATCTCGAGCCCCGCGAGGTGCGACCACTTCTTCTGCTCGGCGGGCCAGGTCTCGAGGGCCACGCGTTTCGGCGCGAGCACGAGCGTGGGGCGATCGTCGCCGAGGACGTTGTAGACCACGTTCAGGTAGGTCAGGCACGCCACCGTCTTGCCCGTGCCCATGCCGGCCCACAGGTTGCCGCGCCCCACGCTGGAGGCGAAGTCGATCATCACCGACTGGTGCGGCCTGGGGGTGAAGTCACGCATGGAAGTGCGTGTCGAAGAACGCGTCCACCGCAGGGATGCTGTCGATCACGAAGACCGTCTGGCCGGCGTCGCGCATGCGCTGGTGCTCGCGCAGCTGGTCGCCGCGAGGCTTCTCGCCGGGGCGCTTCAGCTCCACCCACACCGTCGGCGGGAGCGCCACGCCGAACACGCCAGCCAGGCCGCGCGGGATCTTGTGCGGGACCATCAGGACCCGGTCGGGGCAACCGCGGCGGCCGATCCACTTGACCTTGCGCACGGTGCAGCCGGCGGCGATGGCTCGCCTGGTGAAGTAGGACTCGACGGTTCGCTCGCGCATAGGACTCCGATGGCGGTAAGGTATTCGCGGGCCTTGCCCATCCGCACAGCGCGAACGTAGGCCTGGCTGGTGGGGTGCACAGTCTCGATGGTCGTGAAAGTGAACTTGCAGCTCGTACACTTGCGGTTGCGCGTGGTGTCTATGTTGCGCCCTCCGTGGTCAGTACGAACAGCGAGCGCGTTGCACAGGGGGCACTTCACAGGAACACCCCTAACGCGCCGGCTACGCAAAACCCCACGATGATGAGGGCCCAGGTCAAGTCACTGACGAGCCAGGGCGAGTCGTCTTCTTCGTTCATGCGATAGCTCCATGTTTTCCGAGGGTGTGACTGGCGTGAGGCAGCAGGGCCGCACACACGACGGGTTGATGCATGCGTGGTCGAGCTCGAGGCCCGAGTGCTTGTGCTCCAGGTAGGCGAGGTACAGATCGTCAGCGTTCTGCGCGCCGGCCGCGGACCAAGCGAACGAAGCGATGTGCGCTTTGATCGTCGCGTTGTGGCCGAGGCCCGGCACGTAGAAGTCGAAGATGCCGTAGCCCCACCGGTCGCAGCGGTGCTTCCACTCCCAACACCCGCTGTCGTTCTCCGGCTCGCGCACGCCGGCCACCAGGCGCTCCCAGAGGTTGGCGAAGGGCGATCTCACCCGCGCCTCACTGCATCGGCGCCACGACTTCGGGCCCGAGCGCTTCGCGCATCGAGACCATCATCAGCGACAGGTGGATCATCTGCTCGGCGACGTTCATCCACCGCGGGCGGGTGTTCGTCGAGGCGATGATGACCGCGCCGCCCGTGGGCACCAGGTCATCGGGGTTGACGTTGAGCCTGCCGCAGTAGATGCGGGCGGGGCGCTCATAGGCGCTCAGGTCCTTGTGGGTGATCACATCATTCCTTCCGATAGCGGTACGTTTCAAAGCCCGCTGCGGACAGCGGGATGCCGGGCGCCCACGAGGGGCGGGTTGCCATCATCTCGCCGAGTGCCTCGGCTGAGAATTGGGAGTTGTCCTCGGTCTCGGTGAGCACCTCGTCGTGCACGGTGAGCACGATGAGGTAGCCGCTGTCGTCGATGCGCTGCATCGGGTCGGCCAGCACGTCGCGCGCGAAGGCCTGGGTGCAGTTCTCCACCAACTTGCCGCCGTAGGTCTTGATCCGCTTCCACTGGCGCGTGTACTGGTCCACGCCCTGGTAGGTGATCTCGCCCGAGTCGCTCACCTCGGGGTGCAGGTAGCACAGGTAGCGGCCGCTGGGCAGGCGAATGCGCAGCCATGCAGCGTCGCGGCGGGCCGCCAGGTGCCGGCCGATGTTCACGACCTGGCCCGGGTTGGCGCACGCCTGGCGCACGCCGTCGGCTGCCGCGTTCCACAGGCTCACCACCGCGGGGTGCGCTTCGCGCCAGGAGGCCTTCAGGATCTCACAGGCTATGTACACCCTATCCGGCAGCCCGAACGTGCTCCTGCGCTGTTTCTTGACCCACGCGAGCATGCCCTGAGCACGATCGATAGCCTCGCGGCTGGCGCTGGCCCACACGCCCTCGGCCATGTCCTCCAGGTCCATGCGGTAGACAGCGGCGAAGGTCAGGAAGGCGGCCACGCCGCCCTCGTACCCGAGGCCGAGCTCCTGCACCTTGCCTATCTGGCGTTTCTGGCCGACCGCTTCCGACGGGTCGACGCCGAAGCTGCGCGCGTAGGCCAGCTTGTACAGGTCCGGGCCGGTGCCGGCGTCGTACTCCGCGAAGGCCTTCAGCTTCCAGCGCTCACCGGCGAGCCAGACCAGCCCGCGGCCTTCGATGTTGGCCAGGTCGGCCACGCACAGCTTGCGGCCCGGCGCGGCCACGATGCAGCCCCGCACGAGGTTGCTGGTCAGCTGCATCACGTCGTCGAAGACGTAGGTAGCGAACCCGCCCTTGACCGCGGCGACGCCCTGGCGCTCGTACTCGAGCACGAGCGCGTGCTTGGCCTCATCGCTCTTGGGCAGCGCCTCGAGCCCAAAGTGGTTGGCAATGTGCGCCTCGTCGGGGCGCGGCATGTTCTGCGGCTGGAAGATCCGCCCGGCCCAGCGCGCGGTGCGCTGCGCGCCGGCAAACTGCAGCGTGTTGCGCAGGCGCCCGTCGGCGCTGGTGGACTTCACCAGGGCCTTGAACTTGGCGGTGCTGGCCTTCGTCGCCTCCAGGCGCAGGCTCAGCAGCAGGCGCACGCCGTCGGGCAGGTTAGGGTCCTCGACGCGGCGGCGCAGGGTGTCGGCCTTCATGTCGGGCAGCGCCACGCCGTACTCGGCCAGGATGAACTTGAGCAGCTGGTCGCGCTTCGATGGCGAGCTCACCAGGCCGTCGGTGGCCTCGGCCGTTTCTTCTCGAAGGCGTTCCTGCTCCTCGCCCACCGCTTCAATGGAGGCTCGAGCGAAATCAAGGTCAACACAGAACCCGCGATCGTTAATGCGCTGGTCAAGGTGCCAGAGAGCAAGCTCAGGGTGACCCTCGCGATAGTTCCAGTGGGGCAGCAGCTCGTGGAGGTGTCGCATAGCGATGATGTCCTGCCGGCTGTACTCGAGGAATTCAGCCCACTCTGCGGGGTGCGTCTCACGTGTTGCCCTCCTGAGCTTCATGTTCTTCGGCCGAGGCTTGCAGAAGAGCTGGATCAGCTCTTTGCCCCGCTTGTCCTTGGCCACGTCGTTGGCCACGCCGAGCGCCTGGCCGACCTTCTCCAGCCCGCCGGGCAGGCCGTGCGCGAGCGCGAGCACCATGGTGTCGCGCCAGCGCTCGATGGGTACGTCGATGCCCCAGCAGTGACGCACGAGCGTGCGGTCAAAGGCGCTGTTGTGGGCGACGATCTGGACGTCTGGGTGCCGGAGCAACTGCGACAGCTCACCGTTGGGGCCGATGTCGCGCGTGCAGTCCTGCACCTCGGGGTCGCCCTCACCGATCGCCCACTGCGCGACCATGATCTCCGTGCTCTCGTGCGCGGCGTAGCGGTGCGTGCCCGCGCTGAACAGATCGCACTCGCTGAACGTTTCGGTGTCAAACCATAGGATCGTCATGTTAGGGACCCGTTCCTCGCCATCAGGGACCGTGTATGCCTTTCAGACCGGCCACGGTGAGTAGTCGGCCCCTCTGCGCCAAGAAAGCGTGCAGCAGCGCGTGAGGGGATCATGGCGGGGCTTCTTGCCAAGTGGGTCAGGCTCGGAGGGGAGCGCCGGTCGCTGCGGTGTTCAGCCGACCGCGTGCACTTCCGAGGGGCGCACGCTGACGCGCCCCTTGCGGTGCTGGTCGGTCTTGACGATGACCCAGTCGCCCGTCTTGCCGGCCAGGTTGCGGCCGATGACGGTGCCGCGGTAGGTCTTGCCCTTGCCGGTGGTGGCGCGAACTTTGGTTCCGTGTTTCATGGTGGTGTCCTTGGTTGAAGTGTTAGGCCCAGGCGTTCGCGTCCACAGCGGCAGCGTCCGCAGCGGGGCCAAAGTCCCCGGCGTCCGCGCCCTCGGCCGGCTCGAAGTCGTCCTTGGACGCGCGGGTCCCGCCGCCGAACGCGTCACCATCGCCCGTGAACTGCGTGCCCTGCAAGCTGGCGAAGATGCCGTGCTGGCCGGGCTTCAGGTTCGCGTACAGGCTCACGCGCGCGGTGACATAGCAACCTGAGTAGATGCTTGAGGCGTCCTTCCCGCCGGTCTCTTCCCGGCCCTGCGCATCGAAGGTCGGCATCTGCTTGTCGCTGGTGGCGTGCACGAACCAGGCGCCCGCGTAGCCATCGGCGGCTTCGCCGTCGGCCTTGAGCTTCGTCTTGTCGCCTTCCCGCACTGCGCGCTGCTGCTTCAAAGCCAGCGCGCCGTGCCAGGCCTGGGCCTTGGCCACGTTGCCCTTCCAGGCGTCGGTGGCCACCATGCGCTCAGCCTCTTGCAAGCCGCCGGGCACCACCACCCACTTGCCCTCGGCGTTCTTGCGCTCGACGACGGTCGTGGGGCCGGAGATAAAGTCGCAGTTGAACTTCTTCGTGCCGTTTTCCACTGCGGACGACTTGGTCCACAGGCCTTGTGCGTGCGAGATGCGCGCGTTCTTGAGTCTCAGTTCCATGTTGCCCTCCTAGGCAAATTGCGAGCCCGCGCCCACAGGTTCGAAGTCGTTGGCGACCGGGGCGGGGTCGATCGCTGGACGGGAGTCGTCGACCGGCGCGACGTGGATCTTGCCGGGCGAACGGGTGATGAGGGCCTCGAGCTGGGGCCACTGGCGCTTTCCGATCTTCTCGGCCTTGGCCAGCTTCTCCGCGCTCGTGGGGCTGATGAGCTTCAGGTCGTAGGCCTCCTCGATGGTGAGCCTGAACTTCTTGCGCAGCATCTCCTCGGCGGCCTTCTCGTCGAGCCACGTGCGCGGCCCTTGGCGGCCCTGCACGAGCTTGAAGCCGGCGACCTTTTGGCCCGCCAGCAGGCGGCGCTCGGTCTCGGCCCGCACTGCGGTGATCCAGGTCTCGATCAGGTCGGCCTTGGACATCGCAGCGGCGAGCCAGTGGTCGACTGCAGACTCGTTTACGGTGAGAACGGTGGATTGTTCGCTGAGCTCTTCCAGGAAGTCCTCGGGGGTGGCAGGCGCCACGCTGACGCCGGTGATGGTCTCGACCGCGAAGTCGCGCAGCGCCGGGCACGTGGCGGCGGCCTTGCAGAACCGACACTGCTTGTCGCCTGGCACGAGGAACGTCTCGTTCCAGTCGGCGATGGGGTCCTCTGCGGACAACTCCGCATTGAGCCCCGTGAGCACCGCGCTGCGCGCCGGGCCGGCGGCCCAGGCCTCGAGCTCGTCGATCGTCAGGTCGAATTCCTTGGGCCGCGGGTTCAGGCGCGGCTGGTGGATGACGAGGCGCGCGACGTCCTTGCCCGTGTACCCGCCCAGGTCCTTGAACTTGGCCAAGGCGCCGAGCCCGTACAGGGCGAGCTGCGGGTTGGGCACCTTGACCTTGGTGGGGGTGAGCGCGCCCGCCTCCACCTCGACGCCGCGACCGTACTTCAGGTCGATCATGACGATCTCGGAGGGCAACAGCACCGCCACGTCCAGCGTGCCCCAGGCCTGTTCCTCGTCGAGCTCGAGGTACGAGCCGTAGTGCACGCGCTGGTCCACCAGCACGGTGCCGTTCTCGCCCGCGACGTCGGCGACGTAGTCGATGGTCAGTTGGATCGCCTCGACCATCTCGCGGCCCACCGTGAACTGGTAGCCGTCGGCCTCGATGTCGCGCCCGAGGTAGGCGGCCGCCGGCTTGCCCTCCTGGAGGGCCCAGGTCAGCAGCTGGTGGGCCGCGGTGCCCTCGGCGGCGTACTCGCTCGTGCTGCGCGGCATGCCGCGCTGCAGGACCCGCGAGCCTGGGCAGAGCATGACCTGCTCGAAGCCCGAGGCAGGCCAGCTGGAGTGACCGAGTTCAGCCATCTCAGGCCCCCACCTCGTCGATGAACTTCTCGACGATGGCCAGCGCGTCGCGGCGCTTCTCGGGCGCCAGGTCGCGCATGGTCTTCACGCCCATCTTCTCGCAGGCCGCCTGGCACTTGGCCGGGGCCTTCTGGGCGAGCCGGAAAACGGCCTTCTGGAGCACCGCGTAGTCGAGCGGGCCCTCGGGTGCCGGCGCGGGCGTTTCAACGGCCTGGGCGGCCGTTTTGGCCGCTTCCTGGACGGCCGGCGCGGGCGGCCCGATGACCAGGGCGGCCACCCGGGTGAAGTCCGCGGGGTTGTGGATGGTCAGCGTAACGGTAATGGGAAACATGGCTCAGGCCTTGTGGTCGGGGTTGACGGTGGCGTCCAGCCCGGTGGCGGGCGTGGTCGTCGTGGGGGCCAGCAGGTTGATCGACTCGCTGACGGCGATCTTGCCCACCTGGTGCAGGTAGGCGTTCATCGCCTCCTGGTGCGTGGAGAACGACTCCACGCGGGTGAAGTGCAGCCCGTCCTTGTGCAGGATGACCCAGCGCCCCTGGGCGCGAAGGTGCTGCGCTGTCACGCCGAGGGTTTCGGCGTTGAGCTTGTTGATGGTGTTCAGGTCGTGCATGAGAGAGTCCTTTCAGAAGGGGACGAAGTGGGTGGTGTCCGCGGGGCCTTCACCGCGCCAGGCGGCGGGCCCCACACGTTGCGCGCCGCGGTCGCCCTCGACGCGCACGGTGATGTAGTCGAGCTCCAGGTCCTTGGCCAGCTCGGCAACGATCGCGAGGATAGCGGGCCGCGGGAAGTTCTCCTCCGCGTCGCCCACGAAACAGATCACGTCACCGGGGCGCGGCCCGCGGCGGACCTTGGCCACCTTGGCCAGGAACCGGTCGTGGAGCATCTGCGCCACGAGCATCGTGGCAACGTTCAGCCCGCTGATGTTGAGTTCGACGTTCATGCCGCGTTTACAAAGTGGTCGGCGAGCAGCACCGCTGTGGCGTAAGCGTTGCCGTGCAACGTGTCGCCGTGCGTCTTCTCGACGGCAGCCAGGAACGCTTCGCGCGAGCCGGAGAAACAACCCGTCGAGTACCGCACGCCAAGCACAGCGTCGCTGTGCACCGTCAGGTACGCCAGGCGCGAACCAATGGGCCCGACGACAAAGATATCGGCGTTGCCGTCCACCCGCGCGCTGCCGGACACCTGCGCGTTGCCGTCCACCCGCGCGCTGCCGGACACCTGCGCGCTGCCGTCCACCTGCGCGCTGCCGGACACCTGCGCGCTGCCGTACACCTGCGCGCTGCCGGACACCTGCGCGCTGCCGTCCACCCGCGCGCTGTCGGACACCCGCGGGCTGCCGGACACCCACGCATTGCCGGACACCCACGCATTGCCGTCCACCCACGCATTGCCGTCCACCCACGCATTGCCGTCCACCCGCGCGCTGCCGGACACCCGCGGGCTGCCGGACACCCACGCATTGCCGGACACCCGCGCATTGCCGGACACCCACGCATTGCCGTCCACCCACGCATTGCCGTCCACCCACGCATTGCCGTCCACCCGCGCATTGCCGGACACCCACGCATTGCCGTCCACCCACGCGTTGCCGTCGTGCGAAAGGTTGGCTTCTTTCTCGACGAGCCCACCAACGTCGCCGGCTTTGACGGCGCCGAAGGCACGCAGCGCGTGGAGGCGAAAAAGGTGCTTGCAGGGCCGGAGTTCGTATTTCTTCATGGCAGTTTCTCGATGGTGGTCCAGGTGGTGGCGGTGCGCAGCGAGAGCACGTGCACCGCGGGGCTGTTGTCGTCGACCAGGATCAAGCACGGCACTTGCATGTGCACGTCCTTGATCTTCTCGACGGTGGTCGTCCAGGCCAGCGCGGTGCCGGTGATGAACGTGCGCGGCTGCGGCGCCGGGCGGTGGATGCAGGCAGTGACTTTCATGGCTACACAGCCCTCCGCGCCAGCGCGGCGAACGTCGGCGGGTTGATCTGCGAGGGGAAGCCCAGCGTGTTGCGCATGGCGCCGAGCGCCAGCAGCGCGCCCACGCGGGCGTCCTTGCCCATGTCCTTCCACGAGGGCTTCATGCCCGCCTTGACCATCTGCTGGCAGGCGTAGCGCATGGGGGCCAGCTTTTGGTTCGCGTAGGTCTGCAGCTGCTCGTTCTCGAAGGCCCAGGCGTCCTCGATCGAGGCCACCGCCTTCAGGCGCGCCACCGCGGCGTCCCAGTCCTTGGCGGTGCAGAAGCGCAGCGCGGTCTTGATGCCGGGCCCGATGAGCTCGTAGAAGTAGCCGGCGCCGTCGGGACGATCGCGCAGCTGGAGGACGTAGGGGTAGGCGGCGCCAGCGCTGTGCGCTTGGACGCTCGAGCCGTCGGCGAGGTGGCCTTGGTAGGTGCTCATGGCAAAAACTCCGGGTTGGGGGCTAAACGTTCACTGCCTGGCTATTTCAGCACGGTGCTGAGAACGTTGTCAAGCGTTATTTTTTCAACAGACGTTGCGCGAGGGCGACCACCTCGAGGGGCAGCAGCGGCGCGTGCGACGGGATGCCGTAGAAGTGGGCCCGCGCCTCGGGCGCGTGGAAGTGCAGGTCGGCCAGGCGCTCGACGCGCTGGGCGGTGAAGCTGGGTGCTCTCATCTCAGTGCTCCGTGTTGTTGAATCGACAGCCCGACGTTAGCACGGTGCTAAAACACCCGTCAAGCACTATTTCACGAAACACCCGATTAGCGCTGTGCTACAGTCGCGCGATGACACCCCTCAAGCAATGGATGACCGACGCGGGCCCTCAGCTCACCGCGGCGCTCGCGAAGCGCTGCGGCACCAGCGTGGCCTATCTCAACCACCTAGCCGCCGAGGCGAGCACGAAGTACCGGCGCAACGCCACGGTCGAGCTCGCCACGAAGATCGAGCGGCACACGCGCGAGCTGGCCAAGGCCTCGCGCATGCAGGGCCTGCTGCTCGAGATCCACCGCACGGACCTTGTGCCGGCGTGCGCTGAGTGCCCGCATGCGCGCAAGTGCCTGGGCGCGGTCGCTGTGCGTTCGGACTTTCCTGCGAAGAGGTGAGCCGAAGTGAGCCCACAAGACTACGTCAACGACATGCTCCCGAGCGTGTCCAACGAGGAGTGGCACGCCATAGCGGCCGTTGCTGTTAACACCATGAAATCCATGGAGCGTCTTCACGCCAAGCAACTCGAAGTCGCCGAGCGCATGGCGCAGGGTTTGGCCGTGTGCCAGTTGGGCATGGAAGAGGCTGTCAAGCTATTGACCGAAACCGACACTCAATGCCTTTCGCTGGCTCATGCCATCGACGCTGCCCGCAAGGCCCGCGCCGAATGGGAGGCACTGAAGTGACGCCGCGAACAACCCTCTCGGTCTGTGCGAGAACGAACAGATGATGGCCGCCATCGACATCACCTCTATCGCGAGGGTCGACGCGCCCTCAGCGCTGCGCGAGCTGCGCGCCTGGCTGATCTGGAAGTACGAGCCGCACCAGAACCCAGGCGGCAAGCCTCGGAAGGTGCCGTACTACGTCAACCAGCAGCGCCGCCAGGGTGTGCAGGGCAGCGCCGAGGACCGTGGCCTGATGGTCACCTTCGGCGAGGCTCGAGCGGCCGCCGCCGCGCGGCCAGGGTTCGAGGGCGTGGGCCTGGCGTTGATGCCCGAGAACGACATCGTGGCGCTGGACTTCGACGACTGCGTCGACGACCAGGGTGTTATCGAGCAGTGGGTGGTCGACCTGGTCGGCCCCTACACCTACGCTGAGTTCTCCCCCTCGGGCCACGGCGTGCGCGCCTTCTTCCGCGGCCAGCTGGGCGACCGCAAGTCCAAGGGCTTCGAGGTCTTCAGCGCCAAGGGCTACGTCACCTTCACCGGCCGCCCGCTGCCGATCGTGGCCACGATGGGCAACGAGGACACGGTGGCCGACCTGCCCGACGAGGTGCTCAACTTCGTGCGCGAGCGCTTCCGGCGCGACCTGGACGGCCCAGGCCCCGCGCCGGCAGCCTACCAGGAAGAGCCGCTGGGCCTGCCCGCGGCCACCATCCAGCGCTGCCTCGACGTGCTGCCCACGGACCTGGAGTACGACGCCTGGCTGCAGGTCGGCATGGCGCTGCACCATGAGACCCAGGGCGAGGGGTTCGACACCTGGGACGCCTGGTCCGCCAGCTCACTCAAGTACACCTCCCGTGAGTTCGGCCTTGAGCGCTGGCGCAGCTTCGGCAAGAGCCACCAGGGGCCCACGGTCACCGCGCGCACGCTCGTCATGATGGCCAACGAGCACGGGGCCGGCGTCAGCGTCACGCAAGCCGCGGACGCCAGCGACTTCGAACCCGTGGAGCCTGAGCTAGGGGCCGACGGCAAACCCAAGATCCGCTTCCAGGTTGAGCCCGCCCACGTCTTCGGCGCGCGGCCGCCGCCGGCCTGGATCGTCCAAGGTGTGGTGCCCCAGGCGGGCCTGATGGTCTGCTACGGGGCGCCTGGCAGCGGGAAGTCCTTCCTGGTGCTCGACCTGGTGGCCGCCATCGCCACCGGCCGCCAGTGGCGCGGCAGGAGGACCCAGGCGGGGCGCGTGGTCTATGTCGCTGCCGAGGGTGCGGGGGGCTTCCGAAATCGCCTCCACGCCCTCGCCAAGGGCCTGGACGCCCCGCTGGAGGACATTCCCATAGGCGTCATCGCCGACGCACCCAACCTGATGCTGCTGGCCGACGCCAAGGACCTGATCGCTGCGGTCGAGGCCGCGGGCGGCGCCGACGTCATCGTGATCGACACGCTCGCCCAGGTCACGCCAGGCGCGGACGAGAACAGCGGCCAGGACATGGGCAAGGCCTTGGGCCACTGCAAGCGGCTGCACGCCGCCACGGGGGCCTTGGTGCTGCTGGTGCACCACTCGGGCAAGGACGCCGCGCGCGGTGCGCGTGGGTGGTCAGGCATCAACGGCGCCGAGGATGCGGAGCTCGAGATCACGAAGCTGCCCAACGGTGCGCGCGTGGCCAAGGTGACGAAACAGAAGGACGGGGAGGATGGGCTGCAGTTCGGGTTCAAGCTGGAGGTGGTGCCGCTGGGCCACGACAAGCACGGTGAGCCGATCACCTCGTGCGTGGTGGTGGCCGAGGAGGTGCCCTTCGCTACCTTGGCCAGGCCGGTGGGCGTGGTGGAGCGGGTGGTCATCGAGGTCATCCAGGAGATCGCCAAGGTGCAGACCAAGGGCATCGAGGTGGCAGCGGTGATGGCCGAGGTGGTCCGGCTGCTGCCGGTGCCGGAGGAAGGCAAGCGCGATCGGCGCAAGTTCCTGGCCAAGCGGGCCATCGAGACGCTGAGCACGGGAGATGACGCGCCGTACTGGCTGCGCGATGACGGCACTTTGGAGGTGGGCTGAGCATGCAAATAGCTGCAAACTTGTTGCTTTTGGCGTGGTTGTTGTCTGCTGTTTATCGCTGGCACGCTGGCACACGGTGGCACGCGTGCCACTTTGTGCCGTGTGCCACTGGCACGACTGGCACGCGCCCCTTTAGGGGCGTGCCGGTGTGCCACTCCCGAGTGCCATCAACTTGCAGTTTTTCGCAGACGGCTGGGTGATGGAGCTGACTTTGACGGCGCCCGCAAAAAACCGCAGACTGACAGTAAACGAGGCCGGGCACCTCATCGGCGAGAGCCACCCGCGGGCGGTGCTGACCGACCACGAGGTGGACCTGCTGCTGGAGCTGCTGGCCGAAGGATTGAGCCAGGCCCGGGTGGCCCTGGCCATGGAGGTGTCGCGGCGCACGGTGCGCGACATCGCCAGCGGGCGGACGCGGGCCCAGATCCCCGCGCGATTAATCGTGAGACGAAAGGATTGAGATGAGAGAACCACGTGTGATGACGGACGAAGCTATCGAGGCCCTGTGGGCCAACAGGCCCGCCACCCTGGCGCCAACGTGGAAGAGGCCCGCCACCCTGGCGCCAACGTGGAAGAGGCCCGCCACCCTGGCGCCAACGTGGAAGAGGCCCGCCACCCTGGCGCCAACGTGGAAGCCTAAGAAGCGCAGCTGGGCCGCCTGGGTGCGGCGCCTGCTGCGGGCGTGGGGTCTCTCGCGATGAGCACCCACGTTGGCTACGTGCTGGTCGACAAGGACAAGGACTACGCGCGCTACTGGCCCCGCGTGTTCTTCAAACACACGGACGCCGAGGTGCTGCGCCAGGCGGACGCTGCGCGCCCAGGGCACGCCCCGCACGCGTGGATGGACGTGTACCTGCACGCGCCGAAGGCGGATGCGCCGAAGGCTGCGCAATGACCGAACGAGAATACATCGACGCGACGAATCTAGCTAAGGTGCGCGCAGCCAAGGTGATTGCGCACGACCTCTTGCCAATGTCGCCAGAAGACGAAGCTGATCAGGTTGCTGCGTTGAGTGCTTTGCGGCGCATCGAAGCACGACTTGAGCACCGCATGGCGGATGCCCCGCCAAGCCTCGGCTAAGCTGCGCACCATGGACGGTCGAAAGCTTGAGCTCTTCCTTGCGGCGTTGCGCCGTAGGCCCGTGGTGGCCTACGCGTGCGAGGCTGCCCTCGTGAGCCGCACCGACGCGTACCGCACGCGCCGCGAGAACCCCGAGGTGGCCAAGGCCTGGGACGATGCGCTGGAGGATGGTATCGACCGCGCAGAGGCCGAGGCCTTCCGCCGTGGGTCCGAGGGCTTTAACGAGCCCGTGATCCACCAGGGGCAGGTCGCGGTGCTCACTGAGCCCGTGCTCGACGACGAGGGCAACGTCCAGCTCAACGAGAAGGGTCAAATGCGGATGCGCCCGGTGCTCGACGACAAGGGCAACACCATTCCGCTGTCGGTGAAGAAGTTCAGCGATACCCTGCTCATCGCGGTGCTCAAGGCCCGGCGCGCCGCGTACCGTGTCGAGCGCACCGAGCTCACCAACCCTGACGGCTCGCTAACACCGCAGGACGACACCGCCCGCGCGGCACGCCTGGCTGCGATCCTCGAGGCAGCCGAGCGCCGCGCGCAGGCGGCTGACAACGAGCCAGGCGCCGAGTTCGCGTGACCCCGGACAAGGTCCGGGCCCTGTGGCCCTACCTGACGGACGAGGAGCGCCGCGAGCTCGATGAGCTGCTCGCGCAGGACTTCGCCGCGGTGCCTTGGCGCTCACTGCCAGGCCCGCAGACGATGGCCCGCCTGTCGACCGCGGACATCGTGGGCTACGGTGGCGCGGCCGGCGGCGGCAAGACTGACCTGGTGGCGGGGCTGGCCATCACCGAGCACGAGCGCGTGCTCATCGTTCGCCGCGAGAAGGCGCAGACCGAGGGCATCGTTCAGCGCATCACCGAGATCCTCGGGCGCACCGATGGCTACTCGTCGCAGAAGGGCGCGTGGCGCATCGACCACCGCCTGCTCGAGTTCGCAGGCTTGGACAACCCAGGCGATGAGCGCCGCTGGCAGGGCCGCCCACACGACCTGAAGGCCTTCGACGAGGTGACCGAGATGCGCGAGCAGCAGGTCCGCTTCGTGATGGGCTGGACGCGTTCGAACAAGCCTGGCCAGCGCACGCGCGTGCTGATGACGTTCAACCCGCCCACTACCAACGATGGGCGCTGGGTGATCGACTTCTTCGCGCCATGGCTGGACCCGAAGCATCCGCTCTACCCCACCGCGCCAGGTGCGATACGCTATGCGGCGATGATCCCTGACGGGCGCGGGGGCTCGAAGGACACGTGGCTCGATCGTGGCGACGAGTTCATCCTGGTGAACGGCAAACCCTTCTACGACTTCGACTCGAGCGTGCAGCAACCAGAGGACGTCATCACGCCGAAGTCGCGCACGTTCATCCCGGCGCGGCTGACCGACAACCCCTACTACATGGCGACGGGCTACATGAGCACACTGCAATCACTACCCGAGCCCTTGCGCAGCCAGATGCTTTACGGCGACTTCCAGGCCGGCATCGAAGACGACGCATGGCAGCTGATCCCGACCGCGTGGGTCGACGCCGCAGTGGCGCGCTGGAAGCCGCGCTCGCCCAAGGGCGAGATGCTAAACAAGGGCGTGGACGTTGCGCGCGGTGGCAAGGACGACACCATGTTCATTGGGCGCCACCGCGACGAGCAGGCAGGGCACTCCTACTGGTTTGACGAGCCCGAGGTGCACCCTGGCACGAGCACGCCCAACGGCTCGAGCGTGGCGGGCCTGGTGATCGCTTCACGCACGCACGACTCGCCGGTGGTGATCGACGTGATCGGTGTGGGCGCGAGCCCCTTCGACATGCTCAACACGCTGGGCGTGCAGATCATCGGCATGAACGTGAGCGAGGCGGCCAACTCGACCGACAAGTCAGGCATGCTGCGGTTCAGCAACATGCGCAGCCAGCTGGCCTGGAAGCTGCGCGAACTGTTCGATCCTGCTAACGACACAGGTGTTGCGATCCCGCCCAACTCGCGCCTGCGCAAGGAGCTCACCACGCCGCGCTGGTGGCCGCAGGGGCGTGTCGTGCACATCGAGACGCGCGACGAGATCATCAAGCGCCTGGGCTGGTCGCCCGACATGTTCACCGCAGTGATGTTCGCGGCGATGGACGTGCCGAAGGTCAAGGTGCTGCAGATCGCCAGCATGCGCGAGGACGTCATCAACTACGACCCGATGGCCCACATGCGCGGCGCGATGCCCGACGCGCGCGGCCACGACCCGTTCCGATGAGAGCCGGCGATACCAAAGCTGTGATCGCTGTGCTGCTGCCCGGCGGGGAAGGGCCACCCCTGGCCGAACTGGTGGAACGCTTCAAGAGCATCACACTGCTGGAGAAGACCGTGCTCAGGTACAAGATCATGGGCCTGCGGTCCAAAGCTACCGCTGCGGAGATGGGGCTCAGCGTGAGCTACGTTGATGAGATCGTTGCGAACTGCCGCGACCGGGTTGGCGCGGCCTCGAAGGAACAGCTTTGCTACTGGGCTGGTCGGGTGGGATTCTGATGACCCCCGACTGCATCGGCGCTCACGACATGCGTTTGTGCGAGGGCTGCACGCGCCTGGCGCCGCCCGTGCGCACGAGCACCGACCAGGGGTTGAAGCACCCCATCACGCCCGAGCTGCGCTACCTGGAGAAGCGCTGGGTGTGCCTGAGCCGTGAACCGAAGCAGCAGCAGCGATAAACGTTGCACGTTCTGCGGCCGCGAGGGGCACCTTGCGCACGCCTGCAAACGTCGGCTATACTGGCCGCATGGTCACTCCACCTCCGAACACCCTCTGGGTGTAATGTCAGCCCGGTCAGACGGCCGCCCTCGGAAGGCGGAGGTCGCTGGTTCGAATCCAGCCACCCAGACCAAGAGCCACAGGTTTGCAGGTACCGATTACGAGTAACAGGAACCTGCCCTGAACGCCCGCCACCAGCGGGCGTTCTTGTTTGTGGGCGCATGCTCGCCAGGCCAGGGGCTACAGTGCGGCCCCATCCAAGCCTTGCAGGCGCTCGCCCATGTGCTTCTCCAGCCCCAACATCCCCGACCCGCCGCCGCCCGCCCAGGAGGGCAAACAGCCCGCCACCGAGGCGCTCAAGCGCAAGAAGGGGTCGCAGGTCGTGGCCGGCGGTTCGTTGCTGACGAGCCCATCAGGCGTGACCAACGGCGCGCTCAACACGGGCGCGCCAACGCTGCTCGGAGGCTGAGTGGATCTCAGCGACAAGAAGCGGGCCGACCTGCGCAAGACCCAGCTGTGGGACGAGCGCAACTCGTGGCTGGGCCACTGGCGCGAAATCAGCGAGTACCAGCAGCCC